GTTTATTATGGACACCAACGACACAGCCGCACGTGCTAAGCTGGCGGCGAAGCGGTCGGAGTGGGGGGCAATCGCTCAGGACATCGTGATGATGTCCACTGACTCCGGCGGCGCCGCCACCTATACAGCCGATGACGTGGCAGACAATTACGGGCTGACGCCTGATGAGCTTAACCTGCTCCTCACCCTGCCCGCCATGAAGGAGCTTATCGCCGCTGAGAAGGCGCGCATACATGATCTCGGCGTCAACGCCGGGGCGCGCATCAGGGCAGAGGCTCTAGCCTCGTCTCTTCAGGAGACGCTGTACAGGCGTGCCCTCAACGGGCAGATGGACGACCGTCAGGCTGTCCAGCTCCTCAGCATACTCATGCGCTCGGCGGGCACTGACGCCCCTCCTGAGACCAAGGAGGCCGAGCGTTCGCAGACTCAGGTCAACATAGCTTTCAACATTCCCAAGATCGCGGGCAAGAAATTCGCCAAGCTGTCTGCCTGCGCACAGAACAAGGTTGTAGAACCCTCGGAGGGTACAGAATGAGTCAGGTAGATGACTGGTCAGATGGATATACTTCTGACTATTTAAGAGATCTTAACACCTATGGTCCGGCGAGTGCCAATGTGCCCCGCTCCTCAGTAGTGTCCCACCGGGTGCAGTACAGGGCCCCCGACACCAGCGACATTCCTCTCGCTCCGGGACAGAATCCGGAGGGTTCCGTGTACAGCAACGCTTCCGGTGCCCGCATAGGTCAGACCAAGCCCGCTTCAGGGTATAACCCCCCTGCTGGTGGGGGATACACTGCTCAGACCTTCCCCTCCAGCGGAGGGAGCGGCAGGCGTTATGCCCGCCCCAAGCCTGCTGTTAAGAAAAATACTCAGTCGGCTTCAAAGCAGCGGACTCAGTCGGCGTCAAAGCAGCAGCCTCAGCCTGAGTATCGTACCGGCGGTGCCCGTACTCCGGAGGAGAATGAGATTACCCGTTCAGCAGCAGAGCATCGCACGGATTTTGACTGGGGGGAGCTTAATAGTCAGGCACTTGATGCAGCAGCACGTTTCCTTCCGGCGCTTAAATTGCTGGGTTTTGGTGCGGGGGCCGGTTCAGCAGATACGGCGTCGACGGATCGTCCTTCTTATATGGGGGCAGCAGGTACTATGGCTGACAATTTTGCACGCACGCTCCCTCAGCCGTCTGCTGCCAGCCGCCAGACTGCTCCGGAGTCATCTTCGACAGAAGGTCAGTTCGAGAACATGCCATGGTATAAGGATGCTAAAGCGCATCACGAAGCAGTTAAGAAGAACGTGGATGATTATGGTTCTGTTCTGGGAACGCTTAAGAGTACTTGGGACGATATACCTTGGTGGACAAAACTTGTAATGCTTCCGCCTGTTTTCAAGGCAGGAAGCCCCGCAGCCGGAGCATCTGCTGCTGGTAATGTCTGGGCAGAGGAAGGACGCGTCGCCGCAGGCGATGCGGCAGCAGGTGCCGCAGGCGATGCAGCAGCAGGTGCCGCAGGCGATGCAGCAGCAGGTGCCGCAGGCGATGCAGCAGCAGGTGCCGGGGGCGATGCAGCAGCAGGTGCCGGGGGCGATGCAGCAGCAGGTGCCGGGGGCAGGTCATTTGGCTTTGACCTGAGTGCAGAGGATGTCGCTGCCGCGAACGCCGCGAATGCAGCTGCCAGACAGCAGGCAGTCGATTTGTCAGAGATGCGCTCCACATTAATGCATGCTGGGATGCCTGATCGCGAGATTGAGTCATATATGCATGGTGCTGGATTCTATAACGATCCTGAAGCGCTTCGACAGGCTCTTGATGTAGTCCGCAAGCATGGTATGGCTGGTCTGTTTGAGCATTCAGCTGCCGAAGCTGCTGCTGCCCGTGCTGGTTCCGCAGCAGGTACAGGTGCTGGTTCCGCAGCAGGTACAGGTGCTGGTTCCGCAGCAGGTACAGGAGCTGGTTCCGCAGCAGGTACCGGGTCCCGTGGCTCATTTAGGTTTGATTTAAGCCCCGAGGAAATAGCGAGTGCCAAAGCATCGCATGACGCGTATGTGAGGGGCGCAGCAGGCGCTGCTGATGGCGGTGTCAGCGAGCTCGCCAATGCAGGTAATATAGGTCGTGAGACAGCAGCTGGTGCAGCCACAGGCAGTGTGTCTGAGGGCGTAGACTCAGCGTCTCAGCAGCTAATCCAACATATTAGATCTGGTACATTGGATGAGATGGAACGTGCTTGGCTAGAGGCGACGGCAGCTGGTGCTGCTAAAGCCCCGGGTACGATAGACGCGTCAACTCAGGCTATTTTGAATGAGGCACGTGCCGCTGGAATATTAGGTCGCGATGCAGCTGGTACAGCAGGTGCCAATGGAGCAGCAGGCGCTGCTAGGGGAGCACCCCAAGATTCGGTAGCTGAGCTTGCGAACGCTGATAAGGTAGGTAGTATAGCTACTAGAACAGGTAGCAGTACAAATACAGCTGGGTGGCAAATGACAGCAGCCGAGACGCAGAATGAAAAAGCCGCACTTAGCTCATTTCGTACAATACCAGAAGGGCTTAGCCCTCTTAAGCTTGTAGCAGAAGTACGTGATATTTGGGCGAAGGGGGTGAAGCGTGGGTTTGAGGACCCGGCGAGACTGGCAACGGCAGTCCATAAGGTATATGGACTCAGTCCTGATGAAGCTACTAGGCTTGTACTTTTAATAAAGGATGGTGAAGCCGGTAGGGGGGCGCTTGCGCCACTTTTTAGATCTGCTGATGCATATGGTGCTACGTTACCAACAGGCCGTGGGGCAGCAGCCGCTGGTGGGCAGGCAGCGGGTCGTGGCGCGGCTCCTGCGGCTGAGGCAGGCGGACAGGCACCAGTGGATCGTTTGGCAGCGCTTCCGGATCGGGTAATGGGTCAGGTACCTACGTCACAGTTACAAGCAATGATTGAAGCCGCAATACAGAATGACCCGATTGCACGATCCGTATTTTCTGAGATCGCATTTGCAAAGCATGGGAGTGTCGCATTGGATTCGTTTCTGAGCCGCGGTTTATCGAAGTTTTTTAATAGGGAAGATTTAATCACCATAGGGAATGCAATAAACCGGGCTCGGAAGACTGGAGGGGTAAATGATTAAAGACCTTATCCGTCCTCTCCAGCATCACACCTGCGGCATACCGCCGCAGATCCGCACCGGCATGCGCCACATGAGCGGCAACCAAAAGCTCATCGACATGTCCGCCGAGCTGTACGAGTTCCAGCTCAGGCGGATTGAGCAGGTGCTGTCGGGCGACGCCCCGGTGGGGCATGAGCAGGAGTGCGCTGATCTCGCGGCGCATCTTATTATCGACGCGGCATATGTGAACATGTGCCTGCGTGAGGCAGGGTACGCCGCCGGGGAGTTCCCTTACGATGCCGTAGCTGACAAGCTGTTCCCTAAACAGGCAAAGCCTGACACTAAAGAGAAGAAGCTTGTGGAGAAATAGGAGTAAATATGGCATTTGAGCAGTTAGGTGATCAGAATGTTCTTGGTGGGCTGAATAATCAGAATATTATTCATGGGGAAGACCGGCCGCACCCTATGAGTAAAGAAGATGTTGACGCGTTTATGAATGCGCTGGCTTTGCTTCCGCAGTTTGCTTTAATGCGCATGCCCAGTCTATTTGGTAAAGCTACTCGTGCCATGAGTGCTGTTGACAGGCTTGCCGATGTCGCGTCTGCTCCTGCTCCTCGCATGCCGCAGAGTCCTAATGCCGGTGTTCCGCGTACTTACTCACGTCTTACTCCGCGTCCTCCTGCCGATGGCAGTCAGAGAACAGTTTCACCGGCTCCGCGTTTTAATGTTTTTCCTAAAGACAGGGAAACTGGGGTAAGTAATCCAGATGTACGTCCGCATCATGATTGGCGGCAGTGGCAGTTCCCTGATGAATCTAAAATAGACCTTAATAGTGGGCATTTTTCAGCTCCGGTTTTTCGTGATGCTGGGTTGGCAGGTTCACCACAACCGCCACGGTATAATGCCCTTACTGGGTCTTACGAGCATTATAATCAGCCAATTTCTAAGTCTGAGATTGCTGATAACCCTGACATGTCCCGATGGTATACGGAAATAGCTAATCGTGCCTATGATAGGTCGAAGTCAATGTCGGATTCTGAGTATGAAGCGCATGTCGATTTGGCTAGAAGGACAGCTGATGATCTTAACGATTATTTATCTAATAGTTCAACTACGGCAATGCACCAGCAGCATTTACAGGAGATTCGTAATGAATTAGAAGCTATTACAGGATCTCCAATGAATTACGTAGATGAGTTTACTATGGGTGACGCCTTAGAGTCTATGACTCCTGAGCAGCTTGATTTCTTTTATAATTGGCTTGCTGGTTTATAATTATGGCGACACAGACAGTAACGGTACAGGGGTTTAACTATATCCCCTCGCCGACGGGCATGAAGTTCCACGAGTCTGACGCGTTCGTCAAGCTCGTTGTAGGACCATACGGGTCGGGCAAGACCTGCATGATCATGAACGATGCCCTGTACTACTGCCTTAATCAGGCTCCGGCGCAGGACGGAGTTCGCTACACCCGCATCGGCGTGGTGCGCGGAACCTATCCGGAACTGGTCTCCACCACGCGCGGGAGCATCATCGAGGTGTTTCCCCGCAACTTCGGCGATATCCGTGCCGGAGGGCTCCCTATCCTCGGGACTTATGAGTTCCCCGTTGGCGATGGGCCTTATGACTACATGCTTCAGGGTCAGCCGTGGCAGCCGGGCTTCGGCACGATGTGCCACGTGGAGTTTGTCCTTCAGGCGCTCCAGTCTCCCGCCGACGCTGAGAAGGTGAAGTCAGCGAACTGGTCGTTCGCCATCATCAACGAGGCTACCTCGGTGGACTACGAGGTGGTGGTCGCCGTCATGGGACGTGTCGGGCGTTACCCCACGGAAGACCTCGGCGGCTGCTCATACGCCGGACTGCTCATTGATACCAACCAGCCCCCGCAGGGGCATTACCTGCTCAACATGATGGAGCACCCGGAGAAGAACTGGGCGATATTCCACCAGCCGCCCGCCGCGTTCAAGCACGTGGACGCCGGGAACAACGTAACGTACACCGTCAACGAGGACGCGGAGAACCTGAGAAACCTCGGCGCCGCCGCCAAGCCTGATGACTACGATACGTGGACTCCTGAGCAGCAGGAGAAATTCCTGCATGACAAGGGCGTAGCCTACTATCAGAATCAGATAAATGGCTTCCTGAAAGAGGGGCGCACCGATAAGATTGACTCCCTGTTCTGCATGATGGACGTCCCGCTCAAGGACGGCAAGCCGGTGTGGACTCTGTTCAACCGGGATATTCATGTAGCGAGGGAAGACCTCAAGCCGATACCCTACAAGGAGGTTGTGGTTGGCTACGATACGTCGGGCATACACCCGGCGTGCGTATTCATGCAGGAGCAGAACGGCAAGTGGTGCATACTTGACGAGCTGTACGGCGAGGACTTGGGCATGCAGGCGTTCATCGAGAACGCGTTCATACCGCTTGTCAAGCAGAAGTACAGCACGAACAAGATTATTATCTCGTGCGACCCGGCGAACGCCAAGGACTCCTACACCGGGCTGTCCCCCAGCACCCACCTTGAGGAGCTGGGCTTCACGGTTGTCATGCCCAAGACCAACGACCCGAAGACAAGACTCCGTGCTGTGGACTCCATGCTCAACAAGATTGAGGGCGGACTCCTTATCTCGCCGCACTGCCACCTGATTATCGCCGCCATGCAGGGCGGCTACCGCTACAAGAAGCTGCGCGTTACCGGCACGATTGAGGAAGCCTATGACCCGCACCCGGAGAAGAATACCTACTCCCACGTGGCGGACGCCACGCAGTATGCCGCTCTGTACATCTTCCGTGAGACGGGGCTGACGCCAGAAGATAGTAAGCTGGTGCGTTCCATTCAGCGCAGGCGCAGCGGTATGCGTACATTGATGTGAGGACATTATGCCACAGGATCACTCGAACGAAATTTACGACTACGCCAGCGAGATTGAGGTTCCCAATGATGCGAGGGACAAGCTCGCTACCGTAGTGGCAAGGCGCTTCAACGACGCCGTGCGCTGGCAGAGTCAGGAGCGTGTGGGCGGAGTGCCCCTGCGCATGGTCCTGCGCCAGTGCTATGACCAGTATCACGGCATACTGTCCCCGACTGAGCAGAGGATTATAGACGACATCGGCGTTGACGCCCATGTCAACCTGTCGGCAATGAAGGCAGGCGTGGTGCAGAGTTATCTTGCCGAGTCCCTGATACAGGCGGGGCAGCTGCCGTGGACTATCCAGCCTACTCCTGTGCCCGACCTGTCGGACTCCGGCGAGCTGATGGTCGCCCAGTCTGTCCAGCAGTCCGTGGAGCAGGGTTTCCGCGGAGACCTCCGCTCGCTGGTGTACAGCCTCAAGTCGGAGGCGGCACGCAAGGAGCTGGAGCACGCTCAGGACATCGCCGACAACATGATGAAGCTCATCACTGACCAGTGTGCCGAGGGCGGGTGGAACAGAGCCATGTTCGGCTTCATCAACAATTTCTGCGTGTACCCCTATGCTGTGCTGGCGGGTCCCATACCGACCCGCCGTGTGCGCATGCAGTGGTCGGGCGAGACCCTGAGACCCAAGTACGAGACGTTCTACGAGTTCAAGTCCATCTCGCCTTGGGATTTCTGGTGGAGTCCGGACAGTCCCGACACCCAGCGTGGCACGGGTATATTTATCCGCCAGCGCTGGACACGCCAGCAGCTGCTCGACGCCGCCAAGATGACCTCGTACATCGGCGAGAACATTATCGAGGTTCTCGATGACGCCAACCGCAACGACTTT